TAACTAGGTATCATTTCTAATACGTAATTTCTAGTTCCTTTTCTTTCTTGGTCATTAATAACAACTTGACCCCACACTCTAGGATATTCTCTATCCTTTATTTGTTTAATTTTAATATCGTTAAATGGAGATAGTTTACCATCAAATACGTGCTTATTAATAATATTAAAATATTTTTTAATATCTTTAAATGTAGTTTTATACTTACGAGTTTTCACTTCGGCCAGTTCCATCTTTAATCTTTTTTTGACTTTCTGCTTCTTACTGGTTTTGGTTCTAACTCTTTTAGCCATTGTTTCTTCCTTTTTCTATCTCCTATTTCTAAAAAAATAAACATTACAAGACTAGTTAATATAATCAATACTAATTCTTTAGGAATATATTGATATATCCAATCCAAAGTATAAACTATATTTTCAATCACATTCATAATTTGAACCTTTTAAAAGAGCACATTTAAACTCTTTATCATTTTTTTGTCTGATTTCACTAGCAAGACTATCTAGTATATTTGGTAGGTGTGCTTGTAATACGCCACTAAACTCATTTATCATAACGTATACTAACCTGTGTAGTTCTTGCTCCATTAAAGCAGTATGGTCTACACCGTTTCCACTCACGTTTTCTTTGATAACGTGTGCTATAACTGCTTTATTATATTCACCTGCATTAGCAATATTGGATAGACTTGTTAATCCAAACCATATGGCTAAATTCAATAATATAATAAACATCACTTTTTTCATAATATATTTCTCTCCTAATATTTATTGTTTATATGTGTCTATTATACACATTTCCACAAGGAAAGTCAAGCACAATAAACCCTTGTTTTATAAGGGTTTTTTAACAAAGTGTTCTATTTTTGTTCTTTTTTCTGGTACAATTCGTTCCATCCAAAAGCGTCTTTCACTACCGAATCACTTAACCCTTTATAAACTCTATGTAAAGTTTTATCTTTTGCATTAAGCAATAATCTTGCTTCATCACTATGTAATCCTTCTAACATCTGGATAAACAAAGTTTCTTTTTGAGTTTTTGTAGTTTTAGTATCTGCGCCTTTAATAAAATGCCACAAACGTTTCGCTTCAGTTTTAAGCATTGTATGCTCACTACCTTTCGGTGCTGGATTTTCCATAAAAGGTGGTGTACCTTCTGGTAATTCCCACTCAATACTAGGATCAAACGATCCTTTTAAAACTGCTCTTAAAGATGGATGGTCGTATCTTTTTAAAACCTCTATCTTTTTAGCTTTATCTTTTGCGTTATTTACTTTAGTTAAGACTTCTGAAAATAACAAGTCACCTGAACCGCTTGTAGCAGCCATTGCTTGCATAGAAGACTTACTCATTAATGATGGATGTTGTTTTGGTTCTTCTGCCATTTTATACTCCAATTTATTAATTTAATCATATATCTATTTATATAACTTATCTACCTGTTCCGCTGTTAATCTTCTCCCTATACTCCAAAATAGCGTCTTTTCTTTTGTAGTATCTATATTCTCTCTCATCCATTTATGTGCTTTACCTTCATATATATCGTCAATAAAGCCATTACCAACATCTTCCCATACTGACTTTGAATATGGTAAAGGTGTTTTGTACATTTCATAATCTTGAAACTTCTTAAAACCTGATTCAAGATTACTAAATTGATTTAAATACTCATTAATCTTTTTACTACGGTCAACAAAGGTGACCCCTATAATTCTTTTTACCTTTTTCTTAAACTTCTCTATACCCTTTATGATACCTGCAAACTGTATACCACTACCTACTGAAATTACTATGTTGTCTAACTTGTCAGGTATGTTTTCAACTTGATTAGCAACACTATCAAATATTGATTCTGGATTCGTAGCAGCACTATTACCAAACTTAATTAACATATAACCTTTTTTAGATATTACTTTCTTTTTTAATCCACTATCTATTGCAACTGTATATCCGTGACCTGCAACGTTTTCAATATCAGCACCATAATGTCTTGATAATCTCATCATATGGTGGGTATCTATTGTTTTAGGTGTTGTACCACCCACACCTATGACACATTTAAATCCAAAGTCTTTAGCAACTGCCGCTATGATAGGTGCCTGTGGACTATTAACAGATGAACCTGTAACTACTCCACCATTATATTTGTTTTTAATCTCATCTTTTAATTCTCTAAACAAACAAATTGCCTGTCTTGTCTTTCCTCCATTAACATTTTCTTTACCATATGGAGCATAATAATCATCCCTTTTGTAATATATTTTATTGTGAATTTCTACTGGAGTTAAATCAGTTGTTTTCATATAGGCCAATTATTTAATGGTATCATACAATTATCACAATCTTGTACTAGATGATAGTTTATTATACCCATTAAAAAAACTGCTATTGCAACTGCATTTAAAAATATTAATGCTCTATCGTGCCATAACATACCAACAACAAACCAACCTGTTACACCAATTAAATGTAAGTATAGATTAAATGGATATATATCCATTGCTGTTAATGTCATACCACATAGTATAAAAATGGAACTAAACCATTTTATATACCAAGATAAATCGTGTAGAGGTGTTATTTTATTAATTTCAAATTTCATAATTTCCTTTTATTAAGACACAGGCGAATTTTATACATATATGGTCGCCTGTGTCAATCGTATTGGTTACGATTCAATTACGCAATTAGTTATATGCGTATTCTGTACCGTATAGTTTAGTTATCCCAGCAGCTATAATAGCTTTTGTAGGAGTACCCAATCTATAAGATGTACCTGTAGATGATTTATTAATATAAATCATATGACCTTTTGAACGTAGTTTATCAACCATCGCTCTTGGTGATTGTAGGTCAAATCTGTTTCTTAAAGTTTTCCAAGAAACTGGCTCACCTTTCTCAAATAAGTTTACAACTTTTTGAGTTTTAGACAGTCTTTTTCTGCCTTTAGTTGCTGTTGCAACTTTTCTTTTTGAAAAAAACATAATGTTCTTTCCTCCTTTTTAATTTGCTTTTTAAAGTCTGCATAGGACTATTCCTCCACGGAATTCTTCAATTTCTCACACTTGCTACTATCGCCTAGACAATCAAAAAATTTATCTAAAGCATTAAATGTAGGTTTATCTTTTGCACAACCTACAAAGGCAAGTAATACTAATATCATTAAACTATTTTTTATCATCATCCCCATTTAAATCCATATCAGATTCAAACATATCTGATCCATCTTGTAAATCGTTTAACTCTTCTTTAAATTCTTTATTAAAAACTTGTTTATTTGGTGACTTCTTCATAAAACTTGAATAATCTATCCTGGCAGCACTCGCTTTACCACCTCTACTAAATTTTATTGCAACCATTTTATTTGCCATTAATTGAGCGGCGTGTGCTATATCAAAATCTCTATAAATTAAACCTCTTATACAATCAATTACCAATGCAAGGTCTTTTGTAAATGTTTCTTTTGAAGTCTTTAAACCCATATCACTAAATTTTCTTAATAAATCAAATCCAATATCATCTACACTATGTTCAATAAAATCTCTTGTTTGTTGCTCTTTTAATCGTTTTGTAAATGGAGATTCTTGTGGATGAGTTATCTTCTTTTTAATTCTGTTTTCAGGAAAAATAATTATCTTTCCTTTTTTCTCTTTGTCTTTATCGTTAGTCACGTGTAATCTCACCTTTAAAATTTACTAAACCTTTATTGTTAAAATATTCTATTAGTTGATTATATCCGCCGACTAGTTCACCTTCTATTTTAATTTGAGGCATTGCTCTTACTTTCTTACCAATGTCTTCAATTAACTTTGAAGGATCATTATTAAAATCTGTTTCTAAACTTTTTTCAGTAAAAGTTAGACCAAGGCCTTTTAGCAAGGCCTTTGCCTTTACACAGTATACACAATTTTGTTTCGTATATACTGTGATATCTTTAATTACTAACTTGTCCATCTGAAACCTCTTCTTTTTTCATAAGTTTCTCAAATGACTTATTAGCGTGATACTTTAAGTTATAAGCGTCTGTAGCTTGTTCAATTGTGTAGTTGAACATTTTATTATATTCACCTAACGGCAATCTCAAACCTATCCAAGCTCTATAATAACCATTTTTTGTAAGGGTTACATCTTGCTCAAATATTTCATATCCTCTAACTGGTGTATCTTTAATAATATTGACCAATACAGATTCTACTTCACTAACAACGTTCTTACTGTTTGATTTACCAATTTCAGTAATAAATTGTTTCGACTCTTTATTCATCTCCCCTTTGATAATGTCTGCTAATTCAGCTTTCGCTATCATTTTAGCTTTCTCAATTGCGAGATTCAAGTCTGGTGAAACGCTAGTACCAACTCCAAATATACATTGCTTTTCTTTACCTTTACCAAATCTTGCTACATCACAAGCTTTAGTTTCAGAAAAATCAGCCATATACCATTTTGGAACAGTATTAACTACTTTACCTTTTTCACTTTTGATTTTATAATTACCTGCACAATTAGTCAACAATAGACCAAAGACAGCAACTGATAAAATCTTAATGTATTTGTTCATTAGTTTTTCACACTCCTTTGTACATTATATAACAGTTCTTGTAATAAGTCAACGCTGGATTGAGCATAGCTCAAAAATTCATCAGCAGTAACTCCATATACAATAACCAATAGGAGAGCAATTATGATTAAGTTTTTAATCATTATTTTACCTTCCATTCTCCGTACTCATTTAAACACACTTTTCCGTACGATTTAAAAGCGTGATTCTTACGACTATAATATCTACAATACTCTGGAGTATAGACATCACGGTAGTAAAACTGGGCAAAAAGTTCCCAATAAGAAGGAGTATCTACACCACTTCTTCCATCGGAACAATATAATTTCTCTTCTTTGGAAATGTTTCCATTTGCTTCTTGTTTAATAATAATTTTAACATAACAAAATTGTTCAGTATCATTTTTAGTTACTGGTTTTACATTATCATATAATATTTTTTCAGAACCATCTACAACTTTAGTACTACGGTGTACAGTTCCATCTGGATTATGCCACTCTATTTCCATTACTGGAGCATTTTTATTATTAAATGCTTTCTTATTTAAATCACAATCTACACAACCCCAAGCCATTTCCATACATAACAATACTGTTATCATAATTAATGTTGCGTACATATAAATTTTATAATTTTTTGGATCCATATTAATTCACTCCTTCAGGTTTTTCAATCCATCTTCCATCTGGCAACTGACAAGCAGTTCCAAATACAACTTTTCTATTAACCCCACCAATACCAATCAACGGCCATTGGCTAGTTATATCTACTGTATGGTCATAATCTTTACATTTAAGTGGTCCAACCATATAAGACCTTGTTATGTGTATAATTCCATTATTACCTGTTCTTGCATTATACCAATTAGTATAACTTGAAGAAGAACCACTTGTATTTAAATGGTCTACAAATACAGCGTTATGTACATCTTTATCACTCTTATATAAAATTTCTGCACCTGCAAAAGCAGTTCCAACAGCACACGTAGCAATTAAGTAAGGATTATCTCCTATGTACTCTAAACATACTGCTGTTCCTGTTGTTGCACCTAACACGGCACCTGTATGTGACCTGTTGGCACAATTTGTTAGTAATAAACTAACTAGTAAAATCCATATTATTCTTGCGTATCTCATCACATATTTTCTGACTATTAACACTTTTAACAATGTAATAATCTTCGTTATTATCAATTACATAATTATTAAAACCTTTTTCCTGCCAGAGTGTATGTGCTCTAGCAGTAATAGGTCTGAATAAATGTGTTCCATCATTGGCACTTGTACAAACAAAATCACCAATCATTATTCACTTTCCTTTTTGAATAAATGTTTCCAAGGCCATTGATTTTTTGCCTTGTTCCAATTATCTTTTTGGAATTTAATTGTCTTTGCTTTCTCACTAGCAATCCAATTTGTTATAGCATTAACTTTATCATTAACAACTGTATTTGCATTTGCATTAGTTGTTAAAAAGATTAACACTAGTACTGACATCAAAGTTTTCATAATATATCCTCCTTCTTCAATGTAATTTAGGTTTAGTAAATGGTTCAATTCTATCTTTCGATTCATAAACTGAATCCATTATATCATCATAATGCTTTTTAGGCATAGTTGACTTCATTATTTTCAAAGTTTGTCCCAATATTGTCATCATAACCATAACTGGATCGTACTTACTCATCTGACTCATATTCCACTCGTGGAAATTATCAACTACGGTTTGTTGTGGGTCTAATACTTCTTTAAACTTTGGCATATTATCTTTTGTAGTTTCTATTCTTTCTTCTACTTCTATAATACGACTCTTCTCCTCCGTCATCTCCTTCGGATTCAGAAGTTTCAAAAGCAACTTGTTCTGCATAAGTTCTGCCGAACACACTTTTATAGAAATAATCTCTTGGATTTGGGTCTGAATAAGCTTTAATTAATCCTTCCCAATTGATACTGCAATCATACAATCCTGGGTCTTTCTCGTTCAGTTCTTTATGTTCTTTACAAAACTGCAACCTGTTTGTATGGATATCGTTTTCTTTTTCGTCTAACGTTTTCTTTTTGGATAGTTTAATGTCTTTTTGTTTTGCAACATCAAATTCTTTCCAAATGTTCTCTTTATTGTATATTACACTACTCATTATATAAGTTCCTTTCTCAATTGTGTTAATATTAACATAAACCCCTGGAAATGTCAATCCCCAAATAAACCTTGGTTTTACTCATTTTCCTGCATTTCCGAACCCCTAGCAGGGTCGCTGGTGAGCTTTTCCGACTACTTTGATAGTCTGCTATAGCGGGATTTTGCACTATTTACCTCTACTCATTTCATTTTCTAGTTCTAACATTGTGTCTATATCAGACTCTTCTTTAGTACCAGTTTCAACTTCAATTAGTTGATTTACCATATCAATTGCTGTATCTTTATTGTCATCTTCAATGTTTTCTTTTAATGAAGTTAATACATCAAATTTATTTGTAAATCCATTAATATCAATTTTATTTTCATTTAATAATGTCATATATTTTTTACCTCCTATTCTTTTTGTTAAATCATATTTTAATATATGCTGTCTTACTTTCTCTCTTCTTTCTGGATCACTTAAATACTCAACTGGTTTCCAATCTTTACCGTAAATGGTTATATTCATATCATCTACATCATAATAGAATATCAGTTTATCGTATATAATTTTATTACTTACCATTGAAATACATTTGCCATTAATATTAAAATCAACATACTAGGAATAACTATACTCAACGGCCAGAATTCTAAAAATTCTTTCCAAGCAGGTGGTTGTTTCATTTGTTTTTTTATATCTCTTTTAATTTCCATAACTAAATTGTGTAAAGGTTCTCCTTTTTGAAAATTAGGAAAATCTAAATCACTCAACATTTTAACTTGATTATATGCTGATTGTACAGTTTTCTTTTTTAGTTCTACGTATATTGTTTTATTTTTCATCATATATTTTTATTGTTTTTTGTATTTCTTCCATATTAGGTTCTTCTAAAGTGGATCCGTTTTCTTCACTTGATATCAACAATACAATATAGTGTATTGCTTTATATAAATCCATTTTGTTTTTACCTTCTTTTTTACCGTATCTGCAAAGATATTTTATTGCATTTGATAAACTGAAATCTTTATCTATCTTTAAATGTCTTAATAAATCTTGTACTTGGAATCCTTCTTTAGTAGTAGAATAGTGTTTTGAATATGTACCTTTAATATAGTCTAAAACTTCGTTTAATATTTTATCTTCATTATATTTCATTAATCAGTATCTTCCTTTCCATTTAATTTGTTTAAATCTCTTAATGATTTTTGTACTTCTGTTAATTCTACTTTTGGTTCATTTGATTTACTTCCAATATGGTAAGCAATACCAAATCCAATTATTGTTAAAAGTGTTCCGATAATTCCTAAAAATATTAATGTATGATCCATTATTGTTTCTCTTTTTCTAACACGATTTTTAATTCACCGTCTTTTAAAACATATTTGTTATTTGGATTTAATGCTTCGTGTAAATCATCAAGTGGTTTACTCATACACTCTCCTGTTTCAGGATCAATTGTATCATCTTCTAAAGCATATGTGTCTAACTCAACATCACCGTTTTCTTTGGCGTTTTCTAAACCGTCATAGTCATCATAAACAACTTTTGCAATATACTTGGTTGTATCTGAATCTGTATAATTGGCGTCTGTCATATAAGTTTCAACACCGTTTTTTTCTTCTGTTAAGTCTTTATTGATTTTTGCGTAATCTATTCCGCAATCAGAAAGCAACTTATCTGCTTCATCTTTATCTTTTGCTAATACATCTTGCTCTACGCATAATGTATAATATGTTTTTTTTCTGTATAGATTTTTACCGATATCATCTTTAAATACAGATATGTCTGTTATATCACTCATTATATATTCTCCGCTATTACTTCGTCAACATTAAATTCATCAATTCCAGTTAGGTTGACGTTATTAACTGCAAGGATTTTGTTTCTAGCAATATCAATACTCATTATATTACTTTTAACTTCTGATAATATTTTATCAACTGCTTTTTCTGCTTCGTCTGTTGCCCATTGTTTTACTTTACTCATTAGTGTAGTCCTTTCGCTTTTTCTATTTTTCTTTTTATTGGGTTTAATTTATATGTTAATTCTGGATTAAAATCTTTTCTAAAAGATTGTCTGTCATATGATTGACCGTAATCATTAAACATATGTTTATCGTTTTCTGCAACATCACCAAATACTTGTTCATAAGTTTTATAGTATTCGTCTTGGTCAATTAATTCAATTCTAGTTGAATTTGCAAAATTTGTAGCTGGGTCTTTATAATTCCAATCACAATGTTTAAGTACTTTCATCTTCATAGATTTTGTATTAAACTTATCTTTGAATTTATAAGGAACGTTTCTGTAGATTGTTTCGTATGCGTAGAAAAAATCACCTTCGTGTTCGGGATCCATATACTCTCTTAAATAACATACGTTAAAAGTATAGTCTACATCATTTAATTTAACTTTTTTGGCTTTGTTCATAGTGTTTGTTTTCATAGTATGCATTACTATAACACCAATAATCTTAAAAGTCAAGAACTATTTTACGTTGATTTTACTGGGTTTTTAGAGATATTTGTTCTCGTTTTGTTCTAATTCCACTCTTTTTTGACCCAATCCTGGTCTGAATCGTGTGGTAAAGGTGTACCGTGAAATACTGCAACTTTAGCTTTTTCTTTCTTTTCAAATGTCCATCTACTTTTATCGAATCTAGGGTCTTGTCTGCTGAACCATTTGTACGAATATGTCCATTCGTCTGGCATAACTTTTAGGTATTGACTACCTTTTACTAGTTTTGACATTGCGTTTTGGTCACCTTGTAGTTTCATTAAATTAGTTTTATCTTGTAGAAAAGGTTTCCATACTAAATCTGTTGCAACTTCATTATTAAATTTCATTATACTAGAATTATACTCTTTTGTCAATATGTTGAAATCGTTTATTACCCCAAATGTCATATCATCACCAAATGTCGCTAACTCATTAATGTTATCTAAAATAACTACATCTAAATCCATATATAAACAAGGTCCTTTTAGGTCTGCTTCTTCACTAAAAAGTTGCATTTTATTCCACCAACCATTATAGTCGTGAAATCTAAACTTTCTAAACTCTATATCACCTTTTAATATCTTTTGAGGTTTTACGTGGTCTGAAAAACATATAAACTTATGAGGTATGGTTAAATGTCTTTGTACCATATTGTATAGCACTTGTACATAATCTAGTGAATACTTTGTTCCATAATATACACATACAAAATTCATTACACACTATTCCAAGAAATCATTATCCTACTTCCTGACCCTTTAAAAGGATAAACTCCGTGTATTACATTACTCGGCCAAACGAAGTAATCTCCATCTTTTGGACTCCAACTAAACACTTTATTATCTGATACCCAATTTATATTACCTTGTGGTTGTTTCATTTCAGGTATTTTTAAATAAAGACCACCAGATATACCACCAACTTCTTGATGATTATGTAGCATATGGAAATCTCCTTCTCGCATTAAAACTGCCCACAATTCTATTATACTTCTATTTTTTGATTCATATTCATATGTTATATCATTAATTAAATCAACTACCTTTGGATTATAAGGAACCCTTTTCACTTTTCCATTTTGAATAGTTGCTTTTTGTACCTCATCTATAAAATCTCCTGTTACAACTCCACCATCTTCTTCTAACAAATTACAAATATAATCTGTTACTGCAACGTCTTTTCTATTACCTTGCAACATAGAAATGCCTTCTTCTCCAAATGGTTTAATTATCATACGTTTTGTTCCTGTAATATTCTATAAGCAGTTCCATCTTCAATTTCAGGTATTGTAAATTGATTTTCTGCAATCATTTTTAACCACTCATTTACAGTCTTTCTTCCTGCTCTCATAGGTTTCTTTATATATTTTATATCCTTTGATGATATAAATGAGCATATATTTCTTTGATGGCATATAACAGGTACTTGATTTAATATTGCGTCAACACCAGCTAAACTCATATTGGTTACCAAACAATGACAATCTTTTAAATCATCTTTTATATCAGTATCCCACCATTGATTGCCAGGTCTAGGTTTGTTTCTAAACTTAATAGGCATATCTGTATGTTTTTTAATCTCTTCTGTAACTTGTTTAATCCAATCGTCTTGACTTATTCCATTAATATGGTAAGTTACCGTTTGAGAAGAAGGTGCTACTAGTATATGAGTTGTTTCTCCAGTATTCCACCCCTTAAAATCTACATCTATCCCAAGATGCTCTAGTTTCTGTAATCTTGCACCTGGTCCTACTTTACCTCTAATCGTGTGAATATTACCTTTACATATTCTAAAATATGTCTTATCGTAATCGTGTATAATCGGTTCTGGATATCTTGTAATTGGTTGTGTTAAATAACCAACATCTACATACCACCACTCTTCATTTTTCTCTATGCACTCTCTTATACCTTGTATATTCTTACCTGCAAGTCCCCAAAAAAAGTGTGTAGGTCTGCCTTCACTTGACCATCCTTTTTCTATGGCAGGAAACAATTGTTTACTTAAACATTTATCCCAAGGTATATTATGAGTTATTATCATACGTTTCAAATACTGTATTCAATGGTTGGTTACATCTAACAAAACTTGCACATTTAGGAATATCTTTTAATCGTCTTGCACCAATATATGTACAACTTGAACGAACACCTCCTAATAAATCTTCTATCGTTTCTTTAACAGGTCCTCTATCTGGTAATATTATTGAACGTCCTTCATTACCTCTATAACCATCTTTTCTTTTTCCGTGTACTTCTCTTGCTCTATCAGAAGACATACCATAAAATTCTCTTTTACCATCTTTTGATTGTACTTCACTTTCATTATGTCCTGCTAACATACCACCCAACATAACAAAATGAGCACCTCCACCAAATGCTTTCGCAATATCTCCTGGCATATTACAACCACCATCTGCAACTATATGACCACCAACACCATTGGCGGCGTCAGCACATTCTACTACTGCACTAAATTGAGGTACACCTACACCTGCCATAGTTCTTGTCGTACATACACTACCTGGTCCAATACCTACTTTAACTACGTCTGCACCTTGTATAATTAGTTCTTCTGTCATTTCAGCAGTTACTACATTACCTGCAATAATAGTTTTATCTGGATACTC